TACTGTGTTTGTGTTTTCAACTGCCAACATTCAATCTATATCAATCAAACGCCTTATTACCAGACGCCGCTCAATATGTTACGTGTGCTCCTATACGGTAGCTTTTTCCACAGCGGTATTTTCGAACTGGCCCGCCAACCTTATGTGTTGGATTGTTTTGCCTGGATGTGTTGTTCTAGCAATGCCTGTTTGAGTTTGTCTGATCCGCCGACTCTAACATTAATAATACCGTTATAGTATTCATCTGTTTCAAGTACTCTACGATCAAACTGTTCTCTTGCCTCTATGTAGGACATTTCGCCTCTACCTTTACATAGGTATAATATTTCTCTTGTAAAATTCTTTTCGCCTAGTTTTGCTACATCTGCGTTTAGCCTATCACTAGAACCCCAGTAAGTCCGCCAATCGCTTTCTTTAGTGCCGCGTCTTTTATTCTTCTTGCCTTTTAGAGGTGGCTTAGTAGTTTTAAATTTTGCTAGTTTTTTGCCTATGTATTTCTGACCAGTTTTTTTATTCGTTATTAGATAAACGAATCCTTCGTACTCGTCTGGTATTTCTGTAATTTTTTTGCCTTTGTAAGTCCAGTGCATATGCTACTTATAGCAAACACTAAAAATTAATTGCCTTTTCGAACTCTAGTAGTATTATGCTTTATATGTATTTCATCTGCTCTTAGTTTAGCATACATTCTAATTTCACGCAAGAATTTTCTGCTTTCTCTGTGTGTTCTAACACTATTTCGAGCTTCAAATTTTTCGTTAGCTTTAAAGTATTGTAGATATGCTTCTACTAATTTATCGTGTACATCGCTCATTCTATAATATCTATATCATTAGCATAACTTGTAAATCCATTTTCTTTAACAACCTTCATAACGTGATTTACTCGTCCAACTAATTCATCCTTATGTGAAATTAAATAAACATTTTTATTCCGTTCTCTGCCCATCTTTTTAAGAACTGCTAGTGATCCTTCAACACCTGCTGTGTCCATGCCACTATCGATTAATTCATCAATAAACAACAAGTTGATATTTTGATATAAACTTTCCCAAACATCTCTAAATGCAAAACTCATGCCAAGGATAAGTCTGTTACGTTCGCCTCTGCTCAAGTTATCAAAGTCTAAGTCTTGACCTAGTTGTGTAATTTCAACATTTAAGTCATTCATAAACACAACTTGATGTGGCAATCCTAGTTTGTCAAGATAATATGTAAGTCGATTATTTAAATATGCTAGATTCTGATCAATAATTTTCTTACGAATAAAACTATCTTTATTTGTAAGTAATTTTTGTAAAAACTCTTGATGTTCTTTTAGATTTGTTAGTTCGTTAACTATATTCCAATTAACTTCAACAAGAGCCGAACTGCTTAACTCATCAATTTGTGTTTGATACGGATCAATTTCGTCCTGTTTATTAGTAAGAGCAGTTTTTAAACTATCAACATTTTGTCTATGTTCGTATGCTTCTTTTGCAGTATCATAGAATGTAGTAGGCTTGCTGTTGATATCGCCGATCTCTTCAAGCGTTTTCATTACTTGAACTACTTTATCTGAAACTTCTGTCTGATATGCTAGTGCATCTGCAAGTTCTTTGTTCTTGCGTTCTGCAATTTCTGCTTTTTTGTCTGCATGTAGTTCTTGCCCACACGTATAACAAACAGCATCTTCTAAATCTGCGATATCTTTAGACGCCTTTTCAACACTCTTGTTAGCACGTAATAGTGCAGGCTCTAATGTGCTTAATTCTTTTCTAAGAGCCAAAATAGCATTATTATGTTCATTCCAATTAGAAAGTTTTTCGTGCGACTCTAACTCAATATCAATGTTTAAATGTTCTAATTCGTCGATTGCAGATAATAAATTATCGCTATCTGTGCGTCTTTTTGATAACCATGCTTTTTGTGTATTTTTTAGACTAGTAATAGTACTTTCAATTTTACTATTTGCAGATTGTATAGCTTCTATTTTTAGAGTTTCTTCAGTAATAGCATCTTTAGTAGTGCGTATTTGTTCTTTTAGCACTTCGGCTTTTTCACTTAGGATAGTTATACCTAATAATTGTTCGATGATAGCACGTTGATCATTTTGACGCATACTTAAAAACGGTTCTGTATATGTGTTCAATGCAACAATGTGCTTAAACATGTCGTGACTCATATTAAGAAGATTATTGATATGTTCTTGTGTCTTGCGTGAATCACCTTGTGACTCGTCTATCATTTCTTGTTCTTGGTCGTTTATATAGAACTTAAGAATATTAGGCGATCTGCCTCTTTCTATTCTATAATCTTGGCCGTCTTTTTCAAAATGTAATGTAACTAACATGCCTTTTGAATTAGTTTTATTGATCAAGTTGTTGCGTTTGATGTTTGTAAGTGCTGTACCATACAGCGCATATGACAAAGCATTAATGATTGTTGTCTTACCTGTGCCGTTGCGTGATCCTGTATCGTCGCCGCCTTGGTCTAAGTTTTCACCTAATACAAGAGTTAGTTGTTCCTTATCAAAATCAACTGCTTGAGTTTGATTACCAACACTCATAAAATTCTTTACGGTTAAATCTTTAATACGTATCATAATTCGTTATAGATGTCCAATAGAAGTTTCTTATTAAAGCTATCACTATCAATAGCTGATATTTCTTTAGATACAATTTCGTCAACACTTTCAAATGTTGATATATCTAATTCGGTTGTTATTTCTTCAATTTGTTTTTGCGGTATAAGTGTAATTTCTCTGCACTTATATTGACTAATATAAGTTTCTTTAATAAAACTTGCTTCTTCATATGAAATAGGCACATCAATAGTAACACGCAAATACATATTATTTTTTATAATATTTTGATTAGGATCAAGTAATCGACTAAGCGTTGTAGTTCTATACTTAGGACAATCTAGCCAGTTTATATATACAGGTTCAGCATTGTTTTCTTTATCGAGTATCATCATGCCACGTTCATCGTCCCATGCATCAGCATAGTTGTGTGGAAATGCATTACCTAAGTAGTGTACTACGCCTTGTTGTTGACGTTTGTGGAAGTGACCACTAAACACATAAGATTGATTAGCAAAGTCTTCGGCTCTAAGTTCACCGTGATCGGGCATCTGAACCATTGCATTCATATAAAAGCTAGGAAGTTCAAAATGACCGAATATATACTTACTATCAATTTCTTTAAGTTTCTTCCATTCCTCGCCTACTAACCACGGAACAAGAGTTACATCGTCGATAGTAGTAATCTCGTCAATAAATGTAATACCAGGAATATATTGTGCAAATGCTGTTGAATTTACATCACGTTTGTCTTTGTAGTATAAGTCGTGATTGCCATCAAAGAAGTAAAACTTCTCAAATGCAGCACCTAATTTTTCCATACAACGTATTGTTGCATCCATTGTAGTAAGATTAAGTGCATTTCTATTGTGGTGCCAATCTCCACAGAAGATACCAGTTTCACAACCAGCAGCTTGTGCTTGTTCTATAAACCAGTCTATAAAAGCTTCACAGTCGTCATTATGTACACGACTGTTGCCTTTTAATCCAAAATGAATGTCTGTAAAGACTGCTGCTTTTTTAAACAAATGAAAATCCTTTTATATACGATTACATATACAATTATATACGATTATGTATGATTAGTCAAGAGGTTTATTTGATACCTTGCTCTCGTTTTACAGAAGCTTCCCATTCTCCTGCATGTTGTCTAGTATAACTAGGATCTAATCCGTTTTGTTCTAAGATGTCGTCTCTGATGTTTTGATTTCGTTTTTCAATATTAATAACTCGGACAAATGAGTTTGTAACGGCGGCTGTGTAATAAGCGAATGGATTGTTAGATTTTGACTCATCAAACTGTAAACCAATTTGTGCCAGTTGTAAAATTGCTTGTCCTCGCATTTCGTCGTTATATGTATAACCACGTACATTTCCCCTTGTTGCATATCGTTCACACAATTTCATCCACATCAATGCAAGGTTATTTGTTGCTTTTCCATGATCTTTACTAAAATAACCGTTTCCCATAGCACCAACCCAATGACTTTTACCTACACAGTATAATTCTCCTTGATCATTAAATTTATAATGTTGAAAGGGAGGGAAGTTTAATTTTGTTTTTGTATCTGCAATTGTTTTAGGAGTTTTTTTCCTTCCAGGTTCGTCGGGTATATGATCAAATGTCATAATACGAAATATTAATTCTTCTTTTGTAATTTTTCTATAATCAATCTCACATTCGGCTTGTTTTACTTTTTCTCCAGCTAGTTTACGTGCTTCGTAATCAGCATTGCCCAAACGTTTTGCTTTATTGCGTTTTGCTTCTGCAATAGTTCTAACATTGATTTTTTCAATT